CGCCAGCTAATACTGATGCAGATAAACTAGCATCGAAGTTTACACTAGCCCATGATGCAGTTGCTACAGTACCTGCGATAGAAGCAGAGAACTGATTGATTGAGTAACCAAAACGTCCAGCGCCATAAAGACCGCCTGCAGCTGCGTTACCGAATCCTGAATCACCTGAAACTGTTTGCTGACCGAATAAAGATCCGTTAGCTGCTCCTGTTTGGAAAGGATTTTTTTCAGTTCCGTACTGGAAATCTAAATAAAATACTAAACCGGCAGGTAAGTTCATTGGCTGAACTGAAACGAATTCTTTAGCTGCAATTTGACCGAATACTTTACGTACTAAAGGTAAAGCAACACCAGCCCACTGCTCACCAGCTCCTGGAGTAAATGTAGCTCCAGAAGTAGTACCACCACCTGCTGAAGATTGCTCCATTACTAATTGCTTAGCTTGATTTTCTAACAACACTGCCATGTTGTTTTTGTCTTGTCCTTCTAGTCCTTCTAATAGACCAGATTTAGACCATTTTGATACTAGCTTTTGAGCGTCAGACTGCATGTTTTTGTAAGGGTTTGCAGATTCTAACAAGCTATTTAGGTTATTTTCCATTTTTAAAATAAATTGTTTTAATTAATTAATATGCTTTTTTTATACCAGCTAAAATTTGTAAACGGCTAACATAAGCATCTGATTCTACGATGGGCTTTACTGGTGCTTTACCCATTGCTTTTGAAGCAAATCCTACTGATTCTTTAATTGATTGTTTTTTAGTTTCTCCTAATGAATCTTTTAATGTTTCGTAAATGTTTTGAGCTTCTTTAGTAGTGCTCGCTCTGTCGAATGCATTAACAACTTTTACTTTTTGTGATTCTGTTAATGTTTTAGCTTTAAAGATTTTATTAACGTAAAGTAATTTAGCATTTAATAAGTTGATTTCATTTAAAGAATTCTTTAAAGAATTGATAGTTTTAATAGCTTCATGCAATTCTGCTTTTAACTCTTTAGTATCATCTTTCTTTTTAGCTTCTTCCATTTTATCTTCACCTTCTAATTCTGCTAAGATTTCATCTAAGCCAATAACTTCTTCTTCATCACCTTCTAATCCTTCTAAATCTTCTTCACCTGATACTCCTCCTGACATTACGTCAGCGATTACATCACGGATAAGATCTTTGAACTCTTCTACAGATAATTCAGCCACTTCTTCAGCTCCTTCTTCGGATTCCATATCATCTTCACCTTCTTCTTCTCCGGTTTCAATTTCTACTTCTTCCTCTTCCTCAGCTTCTTCCATTGCAGGTTTTTGTTTTCCGTGAGAGTATCCAGTTTCCATTTCTTCCATGTGACCATCTTCCATATCTCCTTCTTCCATATCACCTTCTTCTAATTCAGCTAAGATTTCCTCTAAAGTCATTTCATTAACTTCTTCAGATTCTTTCATTTTACCATCTTCGCCATCTTCATATCCTTCTTCCATGTTATCAACGTCCTCTTTTAATTCATCTTCTTCTAGTTCAGATAATTTAAGGCGGAACATTTCTTGAATTTTAGGATTGAAAGCTTCGGCGATTGCTTGCTTTGCTTGTGCCATAGAAATTTCTTTTAAACTCTTAGCATCAGCAATTGCTTGTTTGTACAATTCTTGATTTTTCATCTATAAATCTTGTTGTTTGTGATTGCTTATTTGAGATATTCAAGCAATATAAGGTTTTTTACTAAAACAATGCTGTATTGGGACGGCATATACAGTAATAAATATGGAGGGTTTTGCGAAAAAAGAAAAAGCTCATAAAAATTATGAACTTTTCTTATATTTTATGTTAAATGTTATTATCTAATACAGCATTCACCTGCCTGCTCACATATAATCTGCGATATCAGATCATTTACTTTTGTAAATTTATTGCTTTGAATTATATCTTCTGCTGAATATCCTTCATTAAGACCTATTGGTTTTACATATGCACCGTAAGTAGATGGGGTGGATACGAAATCCCAGCATATTAATTCTAGATCTTCTTCTACTTGAACTAAGCCTTCGCCTAGAGGTGAAACAGATCCTAAAGCCCTAGATGATACTCCTACATTTATATTATTAAGGAATAATTCTTTTAATATATTACCAGACGGTGTTGGTAATATTTCGAATTCACCGTATAGATCATCTCCATCCCACCATACCCTAGAAATGTTATGTGATACATTTTTAAGGTTAATTACTGATGACTCTGGATGGTCTAGTTCTCCTAATGCTCTTTTTTCTGCAATAGGTCCTTTAAGGTATTTATCAACTTCTCTTGCTAATATTTCTTTAGAATATATTCTTCTATTAGCATTCGCTTTGTTAGCTTCTTGCATTTTACCGCTAACAATTAAATTCTTACTAGGATTTAACCTAACCTCATGCAATTGCTGTGGTTGGGGCTTGAATGTATTATATTCTATTAATACTTGCTTAGACATTGTTATGCTTTTGTTTTAGTAAATTTTACACCTGCTGCTTTTAATTCGTCTTCATATGCTCTAACCCCTGTTTCTGGCTTGTATACTTTGTCACCGCTAGCACCTATAGTAAATTTAACAGCTTCTTTTTTTAAATGTTTAACAACATACTCCTTAATTTTAGTTTTAATAGTATTTTGAGCAGATGATTTTTTACCTATCATTTTTTTAGAAAAATTACTAAAATCTTTTTCTTGTCTAGCTTTATCGTCGTTTTCAAATATATCTTCTATCGGTATATTATCATTCGGTAATGGTTTACGTACTGGTTTATTTTGTGATATTGGTTCGGATGTTTTTGGTGATATATAATATTGTACTGTTATTGGCTCATCTTCACTGCTATGAACATCTTTAAAAACTATATATTTATCCTGTAATTTTACCATATCACTATATGGTAACTCTTTATATGATTTATAAATAATACCAACTTCTTTACCTTTTTTGTCACTATATCCAATACTTGAGTTTTCTAATGTTTCAGGCGATATCAGTGATTTAATGTTATCTAATAGCTTTGTATTATTTTCTTTATCCTCTTTCATTAATTTAACTCCTTTAGGCATTGCTTTAGATGCTTTTTCTTGTTTACTTAAAGAGGTTTTAGTATTAGCAATTTCTTTTTTAACAATAGATTTTAATTGATTTAATTTATCTATTTGATTATCTTTTTTTAATTCAGTATATTCGGAAGATACTACTTTTTTATTATTAATTTTTTTAGTAGCTTCTGCTTTTAAATTAGTATAATATATTGGATCTTTTTTTAGATTCTTAAGAACTTTTTTAACTGCATTTTGTAATCCTTCTCCTGAGAAATCTCCTCCTAGATCTACTTCATAGCTGACACCGTTTCTATATTCAATAGGATTAACTGCATCTATTTCGTTAGTAAATTTATTTAATGTTGCTGTTCCTTCGCTTAATCTATTTAATACTTTATCAAATGAATTTTTATTTTCTAATGTATGACCTCCAGGAAGTGCATGCTTTTCTTGTTCACGATCGTATCTATTAATTATCTCTTCATCTTCATCACTATCTTCAATCTTTGAAATATATTTCATAACAGATATTGGACCTAATTCGAAATATTTACCATCTGGCCATTGAAAGATATGACCTTTACCCATACTAGAACCTACTTTAATATCAGGATTATCTTCTCTTTTACCTATATAATCTAATATTGCAGTTTCAGCTCCTCCAGTATATTCATATTTAGTATTTGGTATTAGTCTTGATGATGTAATTTCTTTTAATTCGCTTACAGCACTACTTTTTAAAGCATCGCTTAATGCAGATATAAAATCCGACGGCCAATCTTCATCGGAATATCCATTAATTAGATTTGTTCGAACTGTACTTGAAAGACCGGCTGATTTCATTAATTTAACAGCATATTTAAAAGCAGCTTCTTCGAACATTTTTTTATCTTCTAATGCTAATTTTTGTAATTCTGGATATTTGCTAGCTATAGCTTTAGCTAAAGTGTCTGGGTCTTGATATTGAGTATCTACCTTATTTTCAGATATAATTCTTTTACTCTTTAAAATACTAATGGCGTCTTCGTAGGAATTTCCTTTAGAAACATATTCCGGTAATGCATTTTTAACATTATTTAAAAAGTTATGTTTAAACATTTTACCTTCTAAAAGGTCCTGATATTGATTTTGTATTGGTTTCATATTTTAATTATCTACCTTGTCCTCTATATTTTTTACCTACACTACTGTGTTTGTTTTGTCTTTTTTTAAATTTACCTATTCTTCTCTTACCAAATGTTACTTTAATTCCAGAAGAAGCTGCTCTTCCTCCTTTTACTTTTGCCATTTTACTTTAATTTTTTAGCTTTGATATATACCTCTTTAATGTTTTCGGTAACCTTATCTAATGCATTTAAAGTATGTCTAGATGACTTAATTTCATCAACCTGGTTTAATTCTTGTTTTAGTCTAATAGCGTATTCTAATAATTTATTAAGCTCGTTAGTTCTTTTTTTAACTTCTAAAATAGCTTTATGATAATGCTCTGATTTAGATCTAGTTTTAGTTTCATTTTTAAATCTAGAGTAATTTTCTTTTTGTAACTCTTTCTCTTTCGCTATTAATGCTTGAGCTTTCTTTATAGTTTCCTTATCTTTATCAGATATTTTATGTCTTATTATAGAATCTCCTGTTTTTTTATCTTGAATAGTTTCTAGTTCATTATCGTCTTCAAACAGTTGCTGATAGTCAATCATTTTAGAGGGCCGATTAGGGATAGATGGTGCTTCTTTCCAGCCCATCTTACTTTTTAAATAATTATGTGCTGTTCCTTGTGCTTTCTTATTTGGATTATATGCAGTCTTACCTAAATAACCTTCACCACCAGTTGAGGATTCTTCTTCAACCTTTATATACTCTAATACCTGCTTCTTAATAAAATCTTTTACCTTATCGTTATTCATTTTAATGATAGTTTAATTTCTTTAACTAATTCATAATACTGCATTAACGAAACTAAGTTATCTTCTTTTATTGATTTTCTTTCAGATATCGGTTGAATAAGATTTAATACTTCATTTATTTTAATAGTAGTGATTTTATCATCTATCTTAGGTACTAATTTTTCTATTTCAGATTTAACCTGTTCAATTTTATTATTTAAAAATACTTTTAATTGCTTAGTATCTGATATATTATTTATGTACTCTTTTAGTATTTGTTTTTGATCGTCAGATAGGATGTTATACTGTGTATTAAATTTCTCAACTAAAATTTTGTAAGCAAGGATTCTAATATCCTTATCTTCTTTCATAAATTCTTCTACAGCTTTTTTTTCTATTTTACTCTCGGTCATTAACTCTTTAGTTACATGTTCTAAAATAGTTAACTTATTAACAACAATAGTTTTAGTATCTGTATAGTTTCTATCATTAGT